GGCCGGTGTTGACGCGCTGCTCTGCAACTACAGGAGGGGCGCCTGATGTGGTTCCGTTTCGACAAGGACTTCAACTTCTCACCTGACGCGAAGCGCGGCAGGGTCACCATCGCCTACAAGGCCGGCATGGTGCAGAACGTCACACGGGAATGCGCCGAGAAGGCGGAGGCGGCCGGCGCTGGTGCGCCTACGGTGAAGGCGACGGAGACCGCCGATCAGCCGGAAGCGTCCGGTGGCTCAGCGCTTGATGCAGGTGACGAAGGCCATGGGGCCGTACGAAGTGGCGAGGATTGATGAGTGATAGTCGCATAGGTATGCAGCGGTAACTTGCTGGACCATGCCGGCATCGTCGGCGTCGGTAAAGCTGGCCAGCATCAGATCACCCGATTTGCAGTCAGATAGCTGCTTGGCGATATCTTCTGGCGCGGTCTTTGACTGAGCATCGGCGGAGGCATTGCACTGCTTGCTGACCGGCGGTGGCCCCTCTGCATGCGCGACCGCCATCGCTCCTGCCAGAATGGCTATTGCACCGAAAATCGCACGCATTTCTGCCCTCCGCTATCTCGTCAGATAGGATCAGCACCAATTGGCCAAGAATTCAACTGACGCTGGTCAGCTAATAGAGCGCGTCGCCTTTGACAAGAAAGGCGCTGCTTCGGATGGCCTCGGCGGCACGACCGCGACATGGGCGGAGCAGTTCCAGCGCCGCGCCGGCTTCACGCACTTGCGCGGCGGCGAAACCGTTCTGGCGGCCCGGCTGGAAGGGACGCACACCATCGTCATCCGTGTCCGGTCTTCGACGGAGACGCGCACCATTACGACGGACTGGCGCGCACGCGATGTGCGAACGGGCACGATCTACAACATCCGGGATATCACGCCGACCGAAGATCGGATGTTCCTCGATATCCTGGCTCAATCTGGCGTGGCGGCGTGATGAAGATCGCTAATCGAGACAGGTTCATCCGGCGGCTTAAAGCCCTCCCGCCTGCGGTGAAAGGTGAGATGTCGCATTCGCTGAAGCAGTCGGCCGACGAGATCACGGCCATGCAGAAGCGGCTCGTGCGGCGCAAGACAGGAACGCTTGCCAGCACCATCGCGAACGAAGCGAAGCCGGACACCGACGGGCTGGTGATCGGCATGTTCGCCGGCGGTCCGAAGACGACGAAGACGGTGACCGACAAATTCGGGCTAACAGCCTACGAGTACGACTATGCCTTCTCCGAGGAGTTCGGAACGAAAAAGCACAAGAACGAAGGCAAGTTCGCCGGCTCAGAAAACCCCGGCGTCACGGCGCACCCGTTCTTCTTCCCCGCCTATCGGTTTGGCAAGAAGCGCGCTCGCCAGCGCCTTGGCCGCGCCTACGGCAAAGCTGCCCGAAAGGCGGTCAGTTCATGATCGGCGATGAGCTTCAAAGGGCGATTTATGCCGCTCTGACGGCCGCGCCCGCTCTGGCGGGCGGCAACGTCTTCGATCAGGTGCCGGAAAACGAGCCATTCCCGCACATCACCATAGGCGACGAGCAGGTGATTGACGACAGCACCACGTGCCAGGCCGGCTGGGAACTCCATACGGACGTGCACTGCTGGTCGCGCCCGGTGGACGGCTCGAAGGGTGAGGTCAAGAGGATCGCTGCCAGCGTCGCCACTCGCGTCACCGCCATTGCCTCTATCTCCGGCCTTTCGCTGGTCTCCATCGCGCATGAAACGACGCGGGTTTTCCGCGATCCTGACGGCAAAACGGAACACGCCGTCGTCAATTTCCGGGCACTGATCGACCCGGCTTAACCGGCCCGGACGGGCATCTTCACAAGGAGAAAACCCATGACTGCTGTGCCTCGTATCACGGGGTCGAAGCTGCGCGTCAAGATCAGCGACGGCGCTTCACCCGAGGTCTTCACCGCCGACTGTCTTATCAACACGTCGCGCGGCATCAAGTTTACGTCCGACACGAAGCAGACCATCATGCCGGATTGCGACAACCCCGACGATCCGGCATGGAAGTCGGTCACAAAGGACGGCCTTTCGGCCACGATCACCGGCGCCGGCATGCTCTACACTGCCTCCGTTGCCGACTGGTTTGACTGGTTCAACAGTGACGATTCGAAGAACATCCAGTTTGATCTGTATGTCCCGCTCGCTTCCGGTGGCGGCTATTGGCAGGCCCCGTTCAAGCTGACCGACTTTGAAATCACTTCTGACGGCAACAAAGAACAGTCCACCTGCAACGTGACCCTCGTTTCCGACGGCGCTGTTGACTGGACGGATGCCGCCGCATGAGCCGTTATGGCGCCGTCGAACTCGATTGGGCGGATGGCACCTATACCTTCCGCCTTGGTCTCGCCGAGATGGAAGAGATCGAGGAGAAACGCGACCTCGCGCTCTCCGTTCTGTCTCGTCGTCTGTCGCCTGCCTACCGTGAGGCTCGTCTTGCCGATATCCGCGAGGTGCTCCGCCTCGGCCTGATCGGCGGCGGGATGAAGCCGGTCGATGCGCTCGCGAAGGTTCGCAGGTACATCGACGAGCGGCCGGTCGATGAGAACCGGGACGTGGCCTATGCCGTCGTGCTCGCCGGTCTCGCTCGCGTGCATTCGGCGGAGAACCCACCATCGGGGGAAGCGGACGCGGCGGAGACGAGCGCATCGACTTCGCCGCAATCCGAACCAGCGCAGTCCTGATGGGTGTTGGCGATGTCATGTCGCTATCGCTCGGCGAATGGGCGGCGATCCTGCGCGGCTGGAACCGGGCGCACACGGGCAAGGTCGATCCGCCCACCGTTGAAGAGTTCGAGGCGGCGATGAGGGAAGCACAGTAATGGCAGTGGAAGTCGATCGCCTCATCGCCACGCTCGAAGCGAATTTCGGCAAGTACGACAAGGCGCTGGCAAAACTCCAGGCGGATTCCGATGCGAGCTTCAGCAAGGTCGAGCATCGCGGCAAGGAGATGGAGACCCGGCTTTCAAAGCTGGGGGTCGGCGGCTCGCTGTTTGCCGGAATAGGAGCAGGCATCGCCGGCGGGCTGGTCGCCAGTTTCTCCTTCGACAAGATCAAGGACGCGATCAAGGATGTCGCCGACATCGGCAAGGTTGCCGAGGAGGTCGGCATAACGACTGACGCCCTGCAGGAATTGCGCTACGCGGCGGAGAAGGCCGGCGATCCGGTCGCTTCCGTCGACCAGGCGCTCGTCGTCTTCGGCCAGCATCTCTCGCAGGCCGCGAGCGGCAGGGTCAACGACTTCTCCCGCATCCTGGCCGCCAATGGCGTGGCGCTGAGAGACCAGGCGGGAAATCTCCGCAGCCAGTCCGCCTTGTTCGATGACTATGCCGATCTGATCAAGAACGCGGCTTCCCAGCAGGACAGGCTGCGGCTGGCACAGGTGGCCTTTGGCTCCGCCGGAGGCGATCTCGTCAGCACGCTCAGGAATGGTGCGGACGGGCTTCGCGATGCCGCAACGGAGGCGCATGAACTCGGGCGCGTGCTCTCCGTCGATGCCGTGAACGCGGCGCATCAGCTTGACGCCGACTTCGACAGCATCATCAATTCCATGGATTACAAGTTCAAGAGCCTCGTGGTCTCTGTCGTGCAGGGTGCCGCCGAAATGAAGCGGGCCTTCGATACGGCCACTGCTGCCTATGGCAAGGGCGACCTCGGCGGCCGGACGCTCGACACGCTAGTGGCAGCGAAACAAACGCTGGAGAAGCAGATTAGCGGTCTCCAGGCTCAGGATACCGGCTTCACGGGCTTTATGGTCGGAGGCGTCCTCGATCACCAGATTGCGGAAGCACAAGCACGCCTGGACCAGATCAACGATCAGATCGCCAGGCTCAAGGAGCAAGCGCCTTCGGCTACGCCTACCATGCCTCCCGGTGACACAACCATCATCCCACCGCCGCCCGGCCGTCATCCCGCTTACCGCCTCACCGCCGACCAGAAGATCGAGGAGGATATCCATGGCGTCCGAGACCGCACCGCAGCCCTGAAGGAGGAAACGGCGACAGTAGGGCTTTCCTATGAAGAGCAGGAAAAGCGCCGCATGGCGCTCGATCTTGAGCAGGAGGCCCTGAAGCGCCTGCGGCAGGAGGCGGCCCGGAAAGGTCAGACCGATCTGGACGCGATCAAGCTGTCACCGGAACAGATCGCCAAGATCGACGCTGCTTCCGACGCCTATGCCCGACAAGCCGACGAACTGCGGAAGGTCCGTGAAAACCAGCAGATCGCCGAGCAGGCCGCGAGCGAGTTCTACGACACGTTCAAATCCGACACGATCGACGCCATTACCGGCGCAAAGACGCTTGGCGAGGCGCTTGACGACATAGGCAAGAAGCTCGCCAACATGCTCCTGAACAACGCCTTCGACGCGCTGTTCAAGCCGAGGTCAGGGAGCAGCGACGGCGGCATCTTCGGCGATATCTTCGGAGCGCTCGGCCATCTGATCGGCGGCTTCGGTGGCGGCGGCTCTGGTAGCGGCGATCCCTGGTTTGGGCTTCGCGAAAATGGCGGCCCCGTTGAGGCTGGCAGAGCATACATCGTGGGAGAGAAGCGGCCGGAATTGTTCGTGCCACGCACCAGCGGGATGATCATTCCGCAGGTGCCTGCGGCCGGCGGCACCACGATCACCTATGCTCCGACGATCGACGCCCGTGGCGCGGACAGTGCCGCCGTGGCGCGTATTCAGGAGACGCTGGCGCGGGACAAGGCAGAGTTTTCCGCTCGCGTCGTCAAGGCGGTCCAGAAGGCCAACAAGAGCCACGTCGATTTAGGGACGGGGAGGCATGGATAAGCAATGGCCGTAACCTATCCGCTCGATATCCTCGCCGACTTCCCTGGCTGGTCGACCGCCTTCGACCTGGCCTGGCGCCAGGAGCAGAGCCGGACGGCTGGCGGCACCACTTACGTGAAGGACTTGGGTAACGCGCTCTGGCGCGCAACCTACACGTCACGCGTCATGCGGCCGAACGAACTCGATAAGTGGCGCGCCAAACTCGATGGGCTGGAGAACGGCCTGCAGCAGTTCAAGGGCTACTCCCTGTCGCGCTGCTATCCGATTGCGTATCCGAACGGCGCGTGGCCGACCGGAAGCTCCTTCGATGGCGTCAGCGCCACGATCTACGACGTTGACGACGACAACAAGACGATCCGCGTCGATGGCCTGCCGGCGGGTTTTGCACTCGGCGTCGGCGACATGCTCCAGATCAAGCATGGAGCCGATCCTGTCCGCTACGATCTCCACAGGGTGCAGGAAGCGGCTATCGCGGACAGCGGTGGCATCACCCCGGCTTTCGAGGTGCGACCGCATCTGTGGCCCGGCGTCGCCGTTGACGATGTTGTTTCCGTCAAGTCGCCGTGGTGCCTCATGGCAATTGTCCCCGACAGCATCCAGTCGGATGCGGACCTACAGACCGGCAGCGGCACGATCACGTTTCAGGCGTTTGAGGCGCGGGATTGATGGCTGGACGCTCTATCTCCGCCGCCAACCAGGCGGCGCTGGAATCGCGCGCGCTTGTCGCCCGTGACTTCCTCTGGCTTGAGGTTCGCAACCGCGACACCGGCGCGACTGCGACGGACGGCATGTGGTCGGATTACGGCACGGTCGACGCTGCCGTCACGGACCCTGACACCGGGCTTTCCGATACGAGGACGTTCAGCGGAGCGGGCGGGCTCATCAAGATCAGCGATATCCCGCTGGTCAATAACCTCACGGTCCAGAACGTCACGATCTCGCTCAACCAGATCCTCGATCGCGTCAACGATCTTCTGCGCGGCTACGATCCGAAGCAGGGGCGCGTCGAGATTTACCGCGGGCTGTTCGACCCGGCCACGCGCAGGATGGTTGCCGCGGCCGAGTGCCGCTTTGTCGGATTCATCGACGAGATCGAAATCAACACACCGAAGGAAGGCGACGAAGGCGGCGTTACCATTACCTGCGTCAGCCACACGCAGGAGCTTACGCGCAGCAATCCGGATACCCGCTCCGACGCTTCGCAGCGGCTGCGTTCGTCAACGGACAACTTCTTCCAGGATGCCGCTGTCGTCGGCGATTGGGATTTCTTCTGGGGCAAGAAGAGCGGGAAGCTGACCACGAACAAGGCGTCGGCATGATACGGGCCGCTACACCCGCAGACAGATCGGCCATTGTGCGCATGGCGCGGGATTTTCATGCCGCCGCCAGTATGCCGGTCGCATTCGAAGCCGCCTACGCAGCGGCCGTGGCCAGCGCGTATATAGCGGGCGACGACAAGCTTTGCCTGGTGCTGGACCGTGATGGCGCGCACGGCGTCCTTGCCGCGCATGTCTTCCAACATCCACTGGCGCCGGTCCTGGCGGCTGACGAATTGATGTGGTGGATCGAGCCCGTGCATCGCGGGCGGTCCGCTCTCGCCATGCTGGCCGCCTACGAAGATTGGGCGCGGGGTAAGGGCTGCGCGCTGATCGGCATGGCCACGCCGCCCGATGATGAACGTGCCGCCGCCATCTACCGCCGAAAAGGCTACGCCCCCGCCGGGGCGCACTTTTTCAAGACAATTTAGCAGGTTGTTATGGCTGTCTTTACGGCTGCCGCCATCGCCGGGCTTCTCGGCGTTGCGGAAACAAGCTTCATTGCGGTCGCGACTGCGGGCGCCCTCAATCTCGCGCTCGGCGTCGGCGTCGAGCTTGCGATCACCTCGCTCACGCCCAAGCCGGACCAGCCTAAGTTTTCCATTCAAGGGAAGCTGCAGGCCGGAGAGGACACTCCGCGCACCGTTCCGGTCGGTTACACTGCCACGGCCGGTTCGCTTACCTACGGCAACACCTGGGGCGAAGCCGGCGGTACCAAGAACGCCTATCTGACGCAGGTTATCGCGCTTGCCGATGTTCCCATCTCCGGCCTGGCCGGGATGTGGGTTGGTGAACAGAAGGTTACCTTGCCCGATATGTCGGGCACCGCGCCGACCGACCAGGGCTGGCCGATCGTCGAGTATAGGGGCAAGAACGGCCACGATCACCTGTGGCTCCGCTTCTATGACGGCACGCAGACGGCGGCCGACAGCTTCCTTGTCAACAAGGTCTCCAGCGCCGATCGTCCGTATGAGAGTACGCGTGTCGGTTGCGGCGTCGCCTATGCGATCGTCACCGCGCGCGTGGCGGAAAGCCTCTTCACCGGCCTGCCGTCCTTTCGCTTCGAGCTTAACGGCGCGAAACTATACGACATCACCAAGGACGGCAGCGCGGGCGGCACTGGATCGCATCGCTGGAATGACCCCTCCACATGGGGAGGCGACGGCGACAAGCTCCCGGCGGTCCAGATTTATAACATCCTTCGCGGCGTCACCTACGGTTCGCAGTGGCTGTATGGCGCGCAGAATATGCCGGAAGCCCGGTTGCCGCGCGCCGACTGGATTGCGGCGATCAACGCTTGTCGGGCTACGGTCGACATAGGGGACGACGAAACAGAAGCCTCCTATCGGGCCGGCACGGAAATACGTGTCTCGACGGGCGGCCTCGATACGATCAAGCTTCTGCAGGATGCCTGCCTTGGCCATCTGGCGGAACTTGGCGGCGTCTACACCCTGCATGTCGGCGAGCCTGCGGATGCGTCGTTCTCGATCACAGACGATGATATCCTCTCGACGGAAGAGCAGATATTCACGCCCTTCTTCGGCCTCGCTGACACGATCAACGGCATCACGGCTAAATATCCGTCGCCGGCAGACGCTTGGAACTCCAAGGACGCGCCGCCGCTCTACAGCGCCGATTATGAGGCGGAGGACGGCAACAGGCGGTTGCTTTCCGATCCGAGCCTGGACGCCGTACCCTATGATGCGCAAGTCCAGCGCATCATGAAGGCCGCGCTTGCGGAGGCGCGGCGCGCGCGCCGGCATACGTTTGTCTTGCCACCGAAGTTCTGGCGCTATGCTGTCCCGAACGTTGTGTTCAGCTACACGTCGGTGCGCAACGGCTACACGACAAAGCTCTTTCGCATCGACGGCGCGGGCGACAAGGCCAATCTCGACAACACCGTCAATGTTACGGAGGTCGATCCTACCGACTTCGCATGGAACCATGCCACGGACTTCACCCCGGTGGCCGAGGGCTCGCTTGGCGACCCGGCCGTTCCGGCACAGGAGTTT